TATGTTAAGAGATTGTAAAAAATGTTTACAACCCCCTACCCCTCTTGAATTATCTGTATTATTCTTCATGTGTTATTGCATTTTTTACTCCGTAAACTACTTTGCCATCTTTTAAACAAAAGGCATCAAACCCCTGACCATTTAACTCATCTATCCTATACTTCTGCAAGGGTTTCAATGTATCACCACCCGTCTTGCATTCAATAAAGATTGCTTTACCATCCTTTAAACATAACAAATCGGGATAACCATTTACACTTAACCTAATAATGTTAAGAACAAGATGTCCACATTCTATATACTCTTTTATTACTTTACTTTGATAATTCAAAAAAATCCCTCTTAAACATATTAACTGTGTAATCCTTCTTATTAATCACGCTCTTATATATCTTAGCTTCTATACCCTTACGGGCAAACACCCAGTACACATCATTAGACTGTCTACTCATTGTAGTCATCCTGTCCTTAGATTGGAAGTAACTGATACTGCTGAAGTCTATGTTATAATATACCAATGCTTCTGCCTTCTGTAGAGATATACCCTCACGCCCAGATACTATTTGCAAGGCTATACTCTTATCAGTGCTATTAAACTCATCTAACTCTGTGCACAATAATTTTCCAAATATATCATTTAATATTTGCAACTCACCTTTAAACTTATAGAATATACCTATCTTCTTTCCTTTGAACTTATCTCTAATACACTCCGCCTTGCTGTGGTCAATGATTGCGGTGCTCCCATCCTCTAGTATGCAAGTGCCGCTGCATAGTTGGTGTATCTTGTTCTGTAGTTTCACGGCGGTGTCTGCTATGATAACCCCACTATGCCCCTGTACTATTTTATCTTTCTTCAATTGGTTAATGATTTGCATTGTGATCGGCTTCATATCACAGTGGAGTATATGCTCATTTACATTAGATTCAAACCCTGCTTGCTTTTGTGTGTAGGTTATTATATGCTTATCTATATATGGTTTGATCTTAGAGTAGTCCGCCTTACTGTAATCCTTTACATCTGCATATCCAAAATTCCGTGTGGTTATGTTCACAAAGTTCTGAGCCCACTTGTAGAAGGTAGGCCACTGTTTGAATGGTGAGTGGTTGCTCAGCCAATATTGGTGATACACCTGACTGTAAGACTCGGCATTAGGTGTACCGCTTAGGAAGATCATAGGTAGGTTAGACCATCGTTGTTTGATTAGTTTAGCGGACTTGTTGGGCTTAGGGAATGATGCGTTGCGGTGGTGTTCATCGCTTACTATAATATCATACTCACCTTCTACCTTATGCAGTGACTCGTTGTTTGTAATATTTATATAGAAGTCAAAGCCATATTTCTCATAATCGTCCAGGATACTACTGATGGCTTTCTTCTTAGTAATAAATAGAACACTAGACGCACCCAGCTCCTCACATATAGCCAATGCGGTCAATGTCTTACCGGTCCTCACTTCCATTTGTAAATACAATAGTTGGTGGTCTGCAATGACATCAACACCCCGCTTAACAATATCCTTTTGATAATCCCTTAGTTTCATAATTTACTTATCCATTGTAGAACCACCACCGCAAGCAAAACAACTAAATACAGTTCCTTTATCTTTTGTAAACTTTGCATCTGCTAAAGTCCATTCGTACGGGTATTTATGTTTTATATTCATATCTTAAAACGGTACTTCATCAACTAATTCAAACCATCTATTGCCATTCGTGTGCCCTTCTAAATATAAGAAGTCGCTAAACCTTGCATACTTCTGCACCCAAATATTGAACTTCTTTTGCGTAAGCCACTTCTTATAATCTTGGTAATCATTAACAAACTGGTCAAAGAAATTTCGCTTGTTTATTCGCTTATCCGTTGCTTTGTTGTCCTTATCATTTATCCATTCGTAGAACTCCATTGATGTTTCTGCTATAAACTTCCGCACCTTTATATTTTTGGCATTCGCCTGAACTATTAACCCATAGTCAAAGTATTTTTGGACACATTGAACCATATAGTTATCAAAAGGCACATAGTCTTCATCAGTCCAATCGTCAAACAATTGCCGTTTAAAATCATCGTATGGCGTGCGGTTGCTATTGTAATATTGTGCAAATTCTATTTCGTGCCTGCGTCTATTGTGGCTATTCCCTTCCCCCTTAATAGCATAGTTGGTGGATACAACCACCTTTGGCGAGTCCTCGACTGTCAGCTTGATAGCGTCTTTATTTTTTCGCTCTAGGGTTATCCCCTCAGTTACTAAACTGAACTTGCTTTCAAAATCAAAGTTTTTCTTAACATCATCAAAAACCAATATCTGTGTATCTTGGCTTATGGTTTGGTATGGGAAGGACTTTTTATCATCAAAGGCCTTGCCGTCTAATATGCCAGTTCTTCTTATTTGCCTTAATCCTTGAACAAATAACCCTTTGCCTGTGCCACCTTCTGGGTTGTCGCTTATTACCTCATCATTGAGCATTATAGCCTTATTGTTTACCTTATTCTTGAAGGTGTGCAGTAGATAGCCTATTGTGCACTCAAAGGCCAACGGCTCGCCGCCGCTTATATTATTAATGAACACCTTGTAATCATTGGCTGTTACTTTCGAAGGTGTAAAATCACGGTCTATTATTTGGTTTTTCCATATATAGCCGTCACAGTCAGTATAATCATTCAAAACAACATTCTCCTTGGTTATGTGAAGTATCCCGTTTCTATATGCTACGAATGATTTTGAGCGGGTATCTTTTAACATTAACAATTCAATGCTATCTAAGAATTGCAAATAATTGTCACTAAACATCATTTGGTAGTTAACACAATAGGACCACACCTTCTCTTCTTCAAGTTCTAACAGATAATTAAGCACAAAGTCCTTTATTTTTTCGGTGCTAGTCTCGTGGACTATATTACTTTCTACCTTTACAAAAGATGGCTTTAAGCTATCACCACTAAAAAACTTTTTAAAACCGTTACGCTCCAAGAACAACTTATATTTTAAAGGTACTACCTTTACTTTCTCGTTGTCATAAAACCAAAAGTCATGGTGCTCAGTGTCGTTTGCCACTTGCTCATATACATCATCTGTTATCTTATGTAACTCCTTTACTTTATCTTTAGTATATTTAAGATCCTTCTTTATCTTATCTATTTTTCTATAATCTTCGAAGTACTTACTGCCAAAAGCCCGAAGCCTGTAAGCACTGCTTATGGTGTTTCTTGTTTTCTTCTCATCGAAATCACCTATGGCCACATTATTTATGATATATTCCTGGGCTGTTGATTCATTTATTCCATACTCACAAAACGCCCCCGATATGTCTAATATGAAGTTATTTGCTTGGCCCTCTATAAAATCACGTGACCAATTCCAAGCCATTATTAAATCAATTATTTTTGATTCATCAGATAAGGGTATTAAAGGTACTTTCTCGTTTATACTAAAACCGTCTTCAATTAACTTAGGGTTATATACTATCCCTTCATAATTAATATATATATCTGGATCATAGCTTTCAAAGCATACTCGGTCAACATTACAGCCAGACAAATCAAGATAGTCATAATTAAAATCCTTAACAAACTGCTTAAAGTATTTTTCGTGTGTTTTTGCATCGCATTTAGGTATGTGTACTATTCCCTTTATCCCATTCCTCGAAGGAGACATAAATAAAGCAACAATATGTATATTTTGTTTTAGCTCATCAAATAGCCTTTTATAGTCGTTTTCAGGCACCTTATCAAAATCTAAGACCATAAGGCCACTATGCTCTTTTAAACCCGTCTTCTTACGTTCTATAAATTCACCGGAGAACATTATACAAGGTAAGTTAGTCTTTAATTCGGGGTTAGTAGATAGTTTATCTATTATATCTTTACTCTTACCCTCCTTTATTCTCTTAAATACTTGTTCTAAAGTCAAAATATAAGGCACATCCTTACTTTTGAACAAAGACTTAAATAGTGAAATTTTAGTTTTATACATCACCGCAAATGTATATTATATTTATTGACAAAAACAGATAAAAAAAAACGTGTCCAACTTTTTTTTCGTAAATCTCTATTTATTAGTGTATTAAGTCATTTTATATATATTAGGACACATTGGAAACTCTTTTTGGGGGGACACCCTATTTGGAAACTGCTTCAAACTATGGGTATATAGAGAAAAGCCCCCATAAATCCAAAAACGTAAACTAAATGTATTTTTTTCTTGCACATTAAATAAATGCGTATATATTTGCATTACAAACAAAATGGAATACTTTGAAGTAATTTTTAAATCACACGCAAAATTTCAACAAATGAAAGTTGTAAATAACGAGCAAAGTGTAAGAATGTTTTGTCAAAAAGATGATGGAG